CGAAGAGCAAGAGTCGAGTTAATGAAGCTGGCAACTACACTAAGCCAAGCATGAGAAAGCGGATATTTAACCGTATTAAGGCTGGCGGAAAAGGCGGAAAGCCGGGTCAGTGGTCGGCGAGAAAAGCCCAAATGCTTGCGGCTGCTTATAAAAAAGCGGGTGGTGGTTATACAAACTAATGGTCGCAAAACTAAGCGAGAACACGGAAGTTGCGTTACCCCTTCGTAACATCATCAGCATGGTTGCAGCAGCGTCTCTTGCTACTTGGGCCTATTTCGGTATAATAGAACGCCTCAATACAATAGAGACTAGCATCACGATGATGGAGTCTAACCTAAACCAGAACACGGAGTTTCGCATCAAGTGGCCTCGTGGCGAGATGGGCAGCTTACCTGCAGACTCTGAGCAGTTCATGCTAATTGAGCATCTTGCAGACCAAATAGACGAACTAACAGCACAGATAGATGAGGGCCGCGCACCTCACGACCAGCAGCAAAAACTAACCTTGGAGTTTTATGAAAAGCGTATTAGTGCGATAGAAGCTAGACTAGAGATAATGAGAAACGGAAACGATGGTGACTGAAACAATAACACTAATACTTTATCTCTCTGGTCACGTAGCAGAGCATACAGCATACGAGCAGCTTTCTAAGTGTTTAAAAGCCAAGCGCACAATCGAGAGAAACCTGTATAAGGACACTGGTACTGTTAGGTATTCGTGCGAGTCTAAAACTGTAGAAATAGCCAGAGGCCCTGACAATCAAACTTACATTGTAAAGATTGTAGAGTAGCTATGGTTGTAGCAGAGATACTCACAGGAATTGCCCTAGTAAAGCAAGCAACCGACTTTATTAAGTCTAATATCAACACCGCAAAAGATATTGGTGAGATAGCGGGGCAAATAGATGATTTGTTTCGCGGGGAAACTGAAGCGCAAAAAGCCCGTAACAAGAAAGCTGGTGTCGACACCTTCAGTGTAAATACAGTCGCGCAGGAAATTATAGACGCGAGGTTAGCCGCTGAGAAGCTAAGAGAAGTATCTGTTCTAGTAGACATGAGGTTTGGGCCGGGAACTTGGGCAGGTATTGTACAGGAAAGAGCCAAGCGTATACAGGAAGCAAAAGAAGCTGAGAGGCAGCGAAAGATAGAAGTAGCCCGAAAAGAGCATGAGTTTTGGGAAGCTGCAAAAACAACTGTAACACTTTTTATAGTCGTAGGGTTAATGGCGGCTGCTTTTATAGCTGTTATCTTGACTTCTTCTAAATAACTTAGTATACTAAAGTATTTGGAGAAATAAATGTCCCTACCTAAACTAGCCGTGGATGCCTTGCTGTTCAAGTACCATGCGGAGATGAAAGATGCAACGTTTGTACTCAGCAATTACCTTAACAATCCTGTTGCGGTGGGTGAGCATCCGGGTTTGCTGGAAGAGATGGATATTGCGTTGGCAAAGTACGCTTCGGCACAAGAAAAGTTTACCACGCTTATAAAGCTAACACAAGGAGAAAATAATGGCACTCAAGAAGAGCCAACGCTCTTTGAAGGCTTGGACTAAGCAGAAGTGGCGCACTAAGAGTGGTAAGCCGTCGACACAGGGTTCAAAAGCTACCGGGGAAAGATATCTACCTGCAAAGGCCATCAAGTCCTTATCAGCGAAAGAGTACGCGGCGACAACCCGTGCTAAACGCAAAGCAACTAAGGCTGGTAAGCAAGTCTCCAAACAGCCCAAAAAAATCGCTAAAAAAGTACGTCGTCATAGAAGAGTAAGCTGATGCCAGTTATTAACAGTGGTTCTAAGTTTGTTACCCATGCAACAAGTTTGACAACGACGAACGACACAGATGTATATGTTGTACCCGCAAACTTTTCTTCACACGTTGAACACTTGATGATTGCAAACGATAACTCAGGAAACATAAGCTATACTTTAAAGTATTATGAGGCAAATACATCCTCCACCCATACTTTGTTTTCATCCCACGCAGTATCAGGTAAAAATTCCGAATCTATATTCACTGTGGACAAGCCTCTGTTTCTCCACGCGGGAGATAAGATTATTATTGCTGCAGCAACCGCGAATGAACTTACTACCATAGTTGCCGCAGAAGAATTTTTTGAACCAAACAGGTAAGCCATGACATTTCTCGAACTAATAAATGCTGTCCTTCGTGAAATCAACGAAGTTGAAATTACCACGGTTGGTTCAACTCGTGGTATTCAAACATCTGTGAAGGATTTTATTAACAAATCCCAGCGTGACATCATCAACTCTGAAGTTGAGTGGCCTTTCACTGTTGTTAACTACAACTTTACAACCGTAGCTAGCCAAGCTGAGTACAGCCGAGCAGCCGACGCTAAAACCATCGACTTCGATAGCTTTACCATTCAAGAGTCTGCGCTAACAGCAGAGCGAACTCTACAGTACCTATCTTTTGAAGAATATCTAGAGCGTTTTAACGAGACTGATACTAACCCAACAGGTGACGCAGAAGGGTTGCCAGCGTTTGTTTACCAAACACCTGATGATAAGATTGGTCTATCTCCTGTACCTGACGTTTCTACCTACACAGTTCGTCACTACTATTATCAGACCAACGTAGATATGGTAAATAACACGGACACCCCTATCCTTCCCGAACGCTTTCACGACGTGATTGTTAATCGTGCTAGATACTACACCCACATGCTTCGCTCTGACACCCAGTTTTCTCAGCTTGCAATGCGAGATTACGAGGGTGGTCTGGGTCGTATGAGGGTCGAACTAATTAACAAGAAAGATTACATGAGGGCTGTCTGATGCCAGATACTTCGCTTATAAGCCCGTTTCTTGTTCGTTTGGGCGGCGGTCTGGTACTTAACAGAGATACCTTTACGATTTCGCCGGGTGCTGCAGTCACGTTGCAAAACTTTGAGCCGGATATCAACGGTGGGTATCGTCGTATCAACGGATTTACAAAGTACGATACCAATCAGGTTGGCGGTTCGTCTGGAACTATACTTGGTGTACAGATATACAGAGACCAAGTTATTGCTGCGATTGGAACGGCTGTTTACAAAGGAACGGGCAGCGGCTGGACAAGCATCGACACAGGCAGAACCAGCGCAGGGCGTTACGACTTTGCCGTATTTAACTTTGATAATACCGAAAAGGTTATTTGGTGTGACGGCACAAACAGCCCCTCTGTCTATAATAATACAAGCGTAACGGACATTACAACCACTAACGCACCCGCTGACCCTAATCGTGTAGAGGTATTTAAGAATCATGTGTTTTTTGCGGGTATGTCTAGCAATCCGCAGGAAGTAGTATTTACCGCACCTTTTGCTGAAACAGATTTTTCTGCAGCTAATGGGGCGGGTTCTGTTAGGGTAGAAAGTGCAGTAAGAAGTCTCAAGGTATTTCGTGACCGCCTGTTTATTTTCTGCGAAGACCAAATATACTTTTTGGCAGGGTCATCCATTGCAGATTTTCAGTTGCAACCTGTAACACGAAACATAGGGTGTGTCGACGGGTTTACCGTTCAAGAGATTGCAGGTGACCTAATCTATCTCGCTCCTGACGGCTTACGCACTATCGCAGGTACAGACAAGATTGATGATATTGAACTTGGCACTGTATCAAAGCAGATACAGCCTCGCTTAGAAAGTATTGATTTAGACAGAGTGTCTAGCGTTGTTATCCGCGAAAAGAGTCAGTATCGTCTGTTCTTTCCGACGGACTCAGGAACAACAACCATCGCCCCCGGCATCATGGGCGTTATCAAGGAACGGGTTGAAGGTGGCGGCATAGGCTGGGAGTACGCAGACCTCAAGGGCATAAAACCTGCTTGCTGTACTTCTGGGTTTATTGGCGGTAGTGAGTTTGTTCTGCATGGCGGCTACGACGGTTACATCTACAAGCAAGAGTCTGGTGATGATTTTGACGGGGCAGATATAGAGGCAACCTATCGCGGTCCAGACTTTACTATGGGTGACGTTGGTATCCGCAAGATGATGCAGCGGATTATTTGGAACTACGAAAACGAAGGTTCGGTAGATGCAGACTTTCGTATCCGCTACGACTTCAGTTCTTCGGCAACACCGCAACCAGCTCAGTACCCCCTAAACATAGGTAACTCTGCAGCCATCTACAACTTTTCTACTTCTACGTATGGTACAGCGGTTTATGGTTCTAACGGAGAACCGATTGTAAGACAAAGCGTTGAAGGGGGTGGGTTTACTGTTGCAGTTCGCCTAGACGACCTAAGAGGCGCACCACCAATTTCACTAAAAGGATACCAACTGGAATTTACTCCGGGCGGAAGGAGATAACACATGGCAGGTTATACCAGACAGTCTACGTATACTAACGGCGACGTTATTACCGCCGCGCATACTAATGACGAGTTCGACCAGCTAGTAACGGCACTTAGCAATACCACAGGTCACAAGCACGATGGCACAGCAGCGGAAGGCCCTGTCATTGGGTTGATTGGCGACCCCGGTGTTACTACGCCTCTCAACAAAGTTGTTATAGACAACCCCAACAATCAGATTGAATTTTCTGTAGACGTATCTAGTTCGTCTGTAGAACAGCTTGTTATAAAAGACGGCGTAATCGAGCCGACAACCACCAACGACATTGACCTCGGCGCAACTAGCAAGCAGTTTAAAGACCTGTATCTTGACGGTACGGCAACCATCGACGGGCTTGCCATGCCGACAACCACGGTCACTGACATCCTTGATGAAGACAACATGGCATCCAACAGTGCCACTGCTTTGGCAACTCAACAGTCTATCAAGGCGTATGTCGATACGCAGCTAACTGCAGAGGACTTAGACTTTCAGGCGGATACTGGCGGCGCACTTGCTATTGACCTTGATAGCGAGACACTGACATTCACAGGCGGCACTGGTATCGACACTAGCGGTGCTAGCAACACTGTGACGTTTGCCATTGACAGCACTGTTGCAACGTTAGCAGGTTCTCAAAGCTTAACAAACAAAACTATAGACGTAGATAACAATACCGTATCCAACATTGAAGTAGATAACTTCAAAGCTGCCGCAATAGTGCTAGAGTCCGAAGGTATTGGCTCAAACGATAACGACACAACGATACCAACATCTGCCGCTGTAAAAGACTATGTAGACACACAGCTTACTGCAGAGGACTTGGACGTTGCTGGTGACAGCGGTACTGGTGCTGTTGACCTAGATTCTCAGTCGCTTACTGTTGCTGGTACAGCTAACGAAATTGAGACTGCGGCATCTGGTCAGACAATAACCATTGGTTTACCTAATGATGTAACCATTGGTAATAACCTTACTGTTACTGGTGACCTAACAGTTAGTGGTGACGATATTACTATGGCTACAAACACCAGCGGTCATATCATGGTTGCTGACGGCACTAACTACAATCCCGTTGCTGTATCGGGTGACGTGACAATCAGCAGTGCGGGTGCAGTAACTATTGCCAGTGGTGCTGTTGAAACAGCTATGGTTAATGCTAATGTTATAACAGGTCAAACCGCAGAAACATCGATAGACACAGCTAACGACTTTGCTCTCATATATGATGACTCAGCGACAGCACTACGTAAAGTAGCTATTGCTAACCTTGT